TAAAAGCTGTTAAAGATGCTGAGGTATCTAAGTTTAATACAGTTCCTATTAAAACATCTGTGCTATTTACTTTGATATTATAACTATTAGATAACTCAAGTATAGTTTTTGCTATCTTTCTTGGCATATTTGTTAATGGTGCAGCGCCTAACGATTGTCTTAAAACTCCATCAACAGGCATAGTATTTATCTCAACAGTATAATCAAGACCAATATCTATAGCTGATGTTGGGCTATCTAAAACTACAACGCCTCCGCTTGTAACAGTTCCATCGCCAAAGTAATTGATGCTTCCACCCTCTGTTGAGCCAGATGTTCCGTGTACCGTTAATCCTCTCATATCTGGAGTAGCATTTAATCCTGACCATGTTTTAGAAGTAGTAAAGGTAAGAGCCACATCATTAGATGTGCTGACCGCAGCATTAAGAGTTAGACTATATTCACCAGAGTTTGATGTCGCTGATGATGCATTTATAGTATATACTGTTGAATTACCAGCAAAAGTAAATTTTTCTCCTACTGAGGGAGCATTAGTAAATCCATCGACAATTACACCGGTGGAGCTACTCGTTGTTCCGTTGGTCAAGGGGGACCCATGTGGTTGGTAGCTCCCAGACAATGTTTTAGTTACGGTCATGTCTGTTGGTATATCGAAAGATGTTGATGCAAACTGCTCTAAGTAATAAACAGTTGCACTATTTATAGTTCTTTTAACAGAAATATAAACAAAACTTGTTGTACACGCTACTGATTCTATAACCCCATCTGTTGACCAAAGGTTCCATCCGTATATTTTTTGATCTCTTTGAGAAGAATATACTGCCATCGTACCATCTGTATTAACTACAAAATAAAATTGTTCTGTTCTATCTGGAATACCATTAATAAATGCTGTATCTGTTGGAGTTCCAATTAAATGATTTGACTCTAGACTAATAGCTCCAGAAGTAAATTCTTCAAAACTTGAGCTATATAAGTACTCTCTAACAGTCTTTCCGTTGGTTTGTACATAAATAGTAGCTCCATCAAATATTCTAGGCATTGCTTTTTCTTGCGCGCCTATGGTTGTTTGTCTAATAATCTGTATATCTGCTGGAGTTATTGGCTTAGACACTTGTGGTTTTAAATAAAACTCAGAAGTATTGGTTAATATTTCTAAAACCTTACCAGATATTAAATGTCTTATTTCGTTTATTTCATTAGAAGCAATTTGTACTTGAACGGAATCAATGTCTTCTCCGCCTCCTACATCAAAATTAAAAAAAGAACCTACTTTGCTACCCTGTATACCATCTGGTAAAGACGTTACTCCTCCAAAAAATAAACGATTTTCGTGAAACGTTACTGCTCTAGGAAAACCATTAACAGCAGAAAACACTTGTTCATCCCAATTTCTAGTGGGTGGATGACCAGATACAGTAACTCGTACACCTCCTCCATCTACTGATTCTGTTGCTGAATCACTACCGCCTGTTGTAAATTTATAATGATTATCGTCAATTACAGTAATTGTTCTATCTCCATTAAGATTACTAAAAGCAATTCCAGCCCCATCAACATCATTGATTGATTCTGCTCCAGCAATAGTTATAGAAGCTCCTGTACTAAATCCATGAGCTACATGAGTTACAACTACTATTGCACTACCAGCTGATGTTGCAAATGGATCTTCGTCTAACTCTACTATTGGAACAGATTTTAGTGTTGCTGTAACTGTAGTAGCGTTTGTATAGGCTGTAACAAGCAATTCTGCACCCATATATCGTATTCTGGTACCAACATAGTCTGATGTAAAATAATCAGCAGATGTAGTACATGTAACGTTTGTATCTCCTTTTGTAACGGAGTCAATATCAAGCGTAATTGTATCGCTAGCAAATTTGAAATAAGGCTGATAAACCATCTCTCCATTAACACTCTCATCAAATGTAAATGCAGATTTAGAAAAAGATGTTGCTCCTGTTCTTGTAATCATTGTAGGTGCATGATCTTTGTGAACAATAATCATTGTGTCTGCTTGTTGTGTAAAGTTTAACTCAAATAAATCTGCTGTTCCCCATGCACATGAAGTTATTGTTTGTAATAAAACTCCAGCAGTTGAATATATTTTTAATGCAGTATTTTGAAAGGCAAACAAATATTCTTGATCTCCGCTAAAAATAAAAGATTCAAGTCTTGTAGTTGCTCCTAAGTCTGCACGGTAAAAAGTACCACCTCTTCTTTCAACAGGTCCTTGATTTGTGTGTACTGTGTTTCTAGATTTTTGCAAACCAGATCCATAAGACACTAAGTCTGTTCTAGATATTAACTTAGGATCAAGCTCCCCTTTATTAAAATTGGATTGATGTATTCTATGTGTACCCATTTATGAGCCAACAGTAGCCTTTATTGTTCCTAAAGCTCCTGAGTTCCTCCTAGTTCTAAACTTATCAACATCGAGTCTTCTAGATGTTTGTGCCTGTGAATCTTGAGATTTAGCTATTGCTATTTGTTGTATTGCTCTATTTTGATAGAGATTAGACAAGCTATCATTTCTAGCTATTGCTCCAGCAAATAATGATGCTAGCTCAAAGACTAGGGCTTGTTTAAAATAGGCTGGAAAATTAGCCTCTGAGGGTTGATATGTATAATCAGCTACTACTACATCGCTTTCAGAAGCATCACAATATAAAAAATCTTCATATCTGTCATATTCAATAACAGAATCACTTACTGTAACTGTATGTATTATTAATGCTCCAGTAGGTACAGCATATTTTGCAGAAAATCTAGCAGTAGGTTCTGAAGCGTTTCTTGATAACTGAGACTGTGTTGAAGAAAATCTCCATCTACATCTGGTCAACATTGTTTCTAGCGTAGTTTCATATAACTGTCCAGCTACTTTTGACTCAGTAGTGTTTTCCGTAAAGGCAGTGATAGTGTTGGCTCCTACTAAAACCAATGCTTTGCTACATATGTCAAATTTACTATCACTCATAATTTTAAGGTGAGAGAGGGGTACTTGGAAACCCCTCTCTCTGAAACATTATGTTCCGTTAGTTGTCGTTACAGTCGCTGCTCCAGTCGCAGATTTAACAATTACAACATCTACCGTTGCAGTTCCACCAGTAGAACCAATACAAATGATAGTGTCGAATTGTTTTAGATCGTCTGTCGAGCTATTAAAATAGCCAGAGCCAACAATTGTACTAATAGCGTCAGTACTTTTGTATAAGAAGAGATTCATATCTCCAGCACCAGCTACTTTTTTTAAGTTTGTTGCATCTAAAGCCATGATATCCTCCTTATTCTGTGATCTGACATTCAATTGCGCCATCGTTGTCAATCATGACAGCTCCAGCACTAAAGTATGACGTAATCAAGTTACTGACCTTTTCAGGTACATAGTTAATTTCTGTTCTTACATCTGAACCAGTTGCCAAACCTACTGCACTTGAGTGGTAAGCATGACAATCTCTAGTGGTACTAGATTTAGACAGTCCTGAGTGGCTGAACCATAAGAAACCTAACCAACGCTTAGCAGTCATACCGCCAGCATATGGTAAGTCTGTTTCACCCACATATTCTGCTCTACTGAATTGATCTATTTGTAGTAAATCAGCCCAGCCTTGAGAAGACCCAACGAAGTATCTTTGTCCATCATCTGGAACATCAGCTTCACCAAACGTTTCATACACAGTTAGTGCTTTAGCTAATGTTAAAGCAGCTGATCCATGAACAATGTTTGCTGAGTTAGATCCAGCGTCAAGGACATCAATAATCAATGAGTCCATTTTTCTTCCTAAAGCAGCCGCAGCAGATGTAGCCAACACTTGTCTTTCGTCAATGTTTGTTTTTAGTTGATCTAATGCATCGACATAGTCAGCAGCATAGTAATCAGCTAATGTAACATCTACGTTTGAGTGTGTAACTTCCATTGTGTTGACTTGTCCGTGTCTAGATTTAGTAGACGCGGCACCTTTCCCAACCTTTTGGAATCTTGCTTGGTTGCCTGTAATATTATTTGATTGGCGCACAGTATTACGCAGTTTAGAACCCATCCTTTGGTAAGCCATGTGGACTTCGGCTTCAAACTGCTTAATAAACGCATTAGTAATTTGCGTAGCCATATTAAGCCTCCAGTTTGTTAATTGTTAAACTAACAGTTGTCCACTTCTAGCTTAGATCGGTTGTCCATATTGGACCGATATCCCCTAAAACGGGCTGTATATCTTTAGATACACTACGTATCTTCTTATAAAAATACAATAACTTAACTCCTTTTACAAGTATTTCTCTAGATTCAAAAGTAAAACCTTGCCATTTTAACCATCTTATTGTGTTTTTATTCTCTAAAGGTACTAGATTAGCCACAAA